TCTGGCAATATGTACCCGATGCAGTCCAGACTGATGCCGGACTCACCCTTTTCTGCCCGACCGATCCCGATCGATGGTGAATGATGGGAGCTCGTAAACAGCCGCTGCGAGGGGCAACCAAAGCAAGGCTTCACAGTCCACTTCTCAAGGGCAAAACTAGAGCCGATGAGGTCGCTAAGATGGCCGAGGATCTAGGCACGCCATTATTACCTTGGCAACGTTGGTTACTTGATGACATGATGCGAATTGACGCTAAAGGGATGTACATTCGCAAGACTTCACTCGTTCTAGTCGCTCGCCAGAACGGCAAGTCTCATCTAGGACGCATGCGAGTAATCTGGGGACTCTTCTATGGAGGTGAGCATAAGCATCTGATCATGTCCTCCAACCGAGCCACAGCCCTCATGACCTTCCGAGAGATTGCTTGGATCATTGAAAACGCGCCTCACCTTAAGGCAGGCACTAAGGCGATCAGATACGCCAACGGCGGAGAACGAATAGAGCTACTCAATGGAGCAACGCTCGACCTCGTATCTGATACGCGAGATTCATCTCGTGGACGCACCGCAGATTTTCTTTGGATCGATGAAGTTCGAGAGATCAGCAAGGACGGATACACCGCCGCGATCCCTACTACTCGCGCAAGACCTAACGCGCAGACGCTACTTACATCTAACGCAGGCGACGCCTTTTCCGAAACCCTCAACACGCTAAGAGAGCGAGCCTTATCAGCCCCTCCTAAGTCTTTCGGGTTTTACGAATACAGCGCACCGCAGTACAGCAAGATCACAGACCGCAACGGCTGGGCGATGGCTAATCCAGCGCTTGGCTACACCATAACGGAGGAATCACTTGAGGAAGCTGTCGCTACTAATAAGATTGAAGACACTAGAACAGAGCTTCTATGTCAATGGATTGATTCTCTGCAAAGTCCGTGGCCTCATGGCGTACTTGAGGCAACCTCCGATGCCACGCTCCAAATTCCGATCGGTGGTTATACAGTCTTTGGCTTCGATGTATCTCCTTCTCGCAGGAATGCAAGCCTCGTTGCTGGTCAGATTATGGGTGACGGAAGAATCGGAGTCGGGATCCTCCAGACGTGGGAGTCGCAAGTCTCGGTCGATGATCTAAAGATTGCAGCAGAGATCAAAGCGTGGGCTGATCAGTACCGGCCAAAGATGATCTGTTATGACAAGTATGCAACACAATCAATCGCAGAGCGCCTTGCCAATGCAGGGCAGATCATTCAGGATGTATCAGGTCAGCAGTTCTATCAGGCTTGCTCGGACTTACTGGACGGACTGGTTAATTCTAGGGTTGTTCATAACGGGCAAGAAGAGCTGATTAAACAGATGAACAATTGCGCCGCTAAAGTCAATGATTCAGCCTGGCGAATCGTAAAGCGTAAGAGCGCTGGCGATATTTCTGCACCGATTGGCTTAGCGATGGTTGTATCTATGCTACTTAAGCCACAACAGATAGCGCGTATCTACACGGAATGACCTAGATGTAGTGTATAATTGCGACCTATGGGTCTATTCGATCGTAAGCCAAAAGTACTAGAGGCTCAACGTGCGCCGCAGATTATGGGCGATAGCATCAACGCGATTTACAATTTTACCTTCCCAGTTATATCTCGGCGCGATGCTATGAGTGTTCCAGCTCTCAAGCGATGCCGTGATCTACTCTGCACAGTCGGAACTATTCCGCTTGAGTATAAGAAAAAGTCTACAGGCGAAGAAGTTGCTGCTCCTCGATGGGTGCATCAACTCTCAAAGTCACAGCCTCAATTTGTGACCCTTTCATGGCTAGTAGACAGCCTTCTCTTTTATGGTCAAGCCTTTCTTGAAATAGTCGAGGTTTATTCTGAGGATCTTCGAGGCGCATCATTCGAGTGGGTATCTAATACTCGCGTTACTTTCGATCTTGATATTCATAACACTTTCGTCACTCAGTATTACGTCGATGGATCACCCCGGCCAATGTCAGGACTCGGATCACTTGTCACATTTCAGGCGTTTAATGAAGGAATTCTAAACACAGGATCTCGCACAATTCAGAGTGCAATCGATGTACAGAAGGCCGCCGCGATTGCGGCGGGGACACCGATGCCGACGGGTTTCATTCGGAATTCTGGCGCTGATCTTCCTCCAGCAGAAGTTCAAGGACTCCTCGCATCATGGAAAGCGGCTCGACAAAATCGCAGTACCGCATATCTCACTTCTACTCTTCAATACGAATCGGTAGGATTTTCGCCTAAGGACATGATGTACAACGAAGCGATTCAGAATCTTGCGACTGAAATTAGCCGTCTATGCGGAGTGCCAAGTTATTATCTTTCAGCCGATCAAAACACATCGATGACATATTCCAACATCCTCGATGAGCGTAAGCAACTCGTAGCCTTAGCGTTCCAGCCGTACATTTCTGCAATCGAAACACGCCTAAGCATGGACGATATATCTACGGCTGGGCATTATGTAAAATTCGATCTCGATGCTTCCTTCCTGCGTGTAGAGCCTATGGAAAGACTTCTCGTACTCGAGAAGATGTTATCCCTAGGACTTATTAGCACAGAGCAAGCGATGGAGATGGAAGATTTAACACCTAACGGAAGTGATGACTAATGCAGACCCTATACATTGAAGCATCCAGTATCGAATGCAGCGAAGATCGCCGCGAGATTTCTGGCAAGATCGTTCCACTCGGTACAGGCGAGATCGGTCAGACTAATCTTGGCGCTTATACGTTCGAGTCTGGCTCTATCGAAATCGAAGATGTCACAGCTATTAAATTATTTAGCCAGCATGACATGAAGAAGCCAATCGGGCGCATGACAGCTAGCGAAACAAAAGAAGACGGCATCTATGCGACTTTCAAGTTATCGCGCTCAAGTGCCGGTACTGACGCTCTCGTCATGGCCAGCGAAGGCCTCGTATCTGGCCTATCAATCGGTGCAGAGATCATCTCATCAAAGCCATCACGCGACGGGCACACAGTCGTAACAGCGGCTAAATTAAAAGAAGTTTCTCTAGTAACTGAGCCAGCCTTTAAGTCTGCTCAAGTATTAGAGATCGCAGCGGAAGAAGCGCCAGCCGAAGCCGTAGAAGAAACCCTACCTACAGAAAGCGAGACAGTCGTGGAAGACACAACAGTCGAAGCAACACCAGTAGAGGCTGCGGCTGTAGAAGCTGCTCGTCCTACTGTACAAGCGATGGTGTATTCAACACCTCGAATCGAAGTTACAAAGCGTAACTATCTTGAAAACACACTAAAGGCTAACCTCTTTGGTGACGATGATTCTCGTCAATGGCTTCGCGCTGCTGACAACGATCAGACAACAGGTGCAGGATTTATCCCAACACCACAAAGCACACAGCTACTTAACTTCCTTTCTAACGCAGATCGTCCGATGATTGATTCAGTCAGCCGTGGAACAATGCCAGAATTTGGAAAAACCTTCGAGTTGCCTAAGATTACTGAGGTTCCTCTAGTAGATCAGATCGATGAGAATGGTGCAGTAACAGACTCACAGCTTGAAGCATCATTCATCACGGTTACAAAGAAGTCATTCAAGGGTCGCGCAATTACTACCCTCGAACTTCTTACAAACTCAACACCTGCATTCCTAGACGAGCTTCTTGTCCAGATGGAATACGCTTACGCAAAAGATACTGAAGAATTTGTAACTACAGCTATCCAAGGCGCAGGAACACTTAACGCAACAGCACAGGCAAACAGCGCCGATGGATTGCTTAAGTATGTTTCATCTGCTGCAGCTGCAGTATATTCAGCATCACTTGGTTTTGGTCGCAACATGGTAGTTACACCAGAACAATGGGCTAATATCATGTCATACAACGATAATGGCCGTCCAATCTACATCGCAGCTAATCCACAAAACGCAGGCGGAGCACTTTCACCTGCATCACTTCGTGGAACAGTAGCAGGCCTTGATCTTCGTGTATCTCGTTACATGAAGGGATCAGGCGGAGTCGGTACAGCCGATTACTCAATGGCTGTTATCAACCCAGACGCTTACACATGGTACGAGGGTGCTCGTCAGCAACTTCGCACAAATGTTAACTCAGACGGAACTGTAGACATTCTACTCTTCGGTCAGGGAGCACTTGCCACTAAATTAGCGGCTGGCGCAAACTGGTTCAACTTCACCTAAGAAACACACTAAGTCGCTGGCAGGGTAGTGCCCTTCTACCCTGCCAGTCTTTAGAAAGGATAAGAGCATGGCATTGACAACAGTTGCAGAGCTTCGCACCGCCCTAGGCGTTGGCACTCTCTATACTGATGCAGTCTTGCAACAAGTCTGCGATGCAGCAGACAACGTTCTCTTGCCTTTTCTATGGAAGAATCAGCAATACATAATTGCTCACGGCAATACGGGCACAGTAGGAACACTTTATTTTGATCAGGATATCCGCGAGTATTTCTACGTTGGACAATCTGTAACAATCTCAGGTGCAGGTAATCGCTACAATGGGACTAAGACAATTACAAAAGTCGATACTCGTTCATTCAACGTAACTACGGCTCACACTAGCGACAATCCACGCCACACAGTTGAGCCTTATGGCATCGCTGCAGTTGAAACTTACACAGACTATTCAACGATTCCAGCAATCCAAGAAGCCTCACTCATGATTTCAGTAGATATCTGGCAGTCACGTCAGGCACCTTCATCTGGCGGAGTGACGATCGATGGTTATCAGCCTTCACCTTATAGAATGGGCAATACACTTCTAGCACGTGTTCGTGGATTGCTTGCACCTTATCTCGATCCGAGATCGATGGTGGGCTAATGGCCGCCATTTCAACACTACGCGCAGGTATCGCAGCAGCTCTAGTCGATAACACTAAATACTCAGTATTCGCGTTCCCACCGGCAACACCTATCGCTAACAGCGTCATCATTGCGCCAGCAGATCCGTACATCACGCCGTCTAACGGATGGCATGCCACTATCTCGCCTATGGCGAACTTTACTATTTCCGTCATGGTTCCCCTTCTAGATAACGAAGGCAACCTTAACGGGATCGAGGATAATGTAGTCCGAGTCTTTAATAAACTCGCTACATCCTCATACACCTATAACGTCACAGAAGTATCGGCTCCAGCCGTACTAAGTGCCGTCTCTGGTGATCTTCTAACCTGCAATATCAATATCTCAGTCCTAACGAGTTGGAGCTAAAATGTCCGAGTGGGAAAAAGAGCAAGAAGCCTTCCTGATCAAGATCGGGCAGGTAGCACCATCAACACCTAAGCCAGCACCTACAAAGAAAGACGAGGAATAATCTCATGGCTGTATTTCTAAATAACAAGGTCGGCGTGAAGATTAACACAGTCGATCTTTCAGACCACGTTACATCTGTAACACTTAACCGTACTTTCGACGAGCTCGAAGTGACAGCAATGGGCGATGGCGGACATAAGTTCGTCAAGGGTCTTGAGGCATCATCAGTCACAATCGACTTCCTTAATGACACAGCAACCGCCAACGTCCTAGCGACATTGCAAGCTGCATGGGGAACTAACGTCACAGTAGTACTCCTACAGGAAAAGGGAACCGCCGTCGGCGCGACAAACCCTCTCTACACGATGACCTGCCTAATCAACGGCACTACAGATATTAACGGCGCAGTCGGTGATATCGGTACACAGAGCCTTACATTTAACGTCTCTGGTACAGTAGCGGTTGCCACAACAGGCACATTCTAAAACACTAAACAAAGGGGCACAGCATGGCGAAGTTAATAGTCACACTAGCGGATAACACAATAACCGAGATCGAGATAACTCCTCGCCTCGAATACGCGTTCGAGCTATATGCTAAAAAGGGATTTCACAAAGCGTTTCGCGATGATGAAAAGCAGTCAGATGTCTATTGGCTTGCATGGGAAGGCCTTAGGTTAAGTGGAACCACAGTCAAGCCATTCGGCGCAGACTTTCTCGATACCCTAAAGAGTGTCGAGGTTGCTGAGTCTGACCCTTTGGCCTAATCGGACGGGATAGCATCCACTATCTCATAGCTCGCTTGAGCATTGAGACGGCTATCCCTCCACAATCTTTAATCGATTTAGACCCTACGATGCTTCAGATGATTCTGAAGGCGTTGAAGGATAGAGCAAAGGAGCAGAGCGATGCCTACAGAGCTAAAAGGCGCTAGCGAACTCCGTCGAGCGATGAAGAGGTTCTCACCTGATCTCGATAAAGAGACTCGTGATGAGATGGTTGAATTTTTAAAGCCATTGGTTAAAAAGGCTCGTGGCTTCATGCCCTCTAATGCTGACATGCCCTCAGGCTTTGTTGGAACGGCCGAGTCTGGTCAGTTCCCTAAGTATGACGCTGGAATAGCACGTCGAGGCCTAGGTTATAAACTTACACCGACAAAGCCTAATCGTCAGGGTTGGGTGCAGACTGTATCGATCCATAATAAGACCGCTGGTGGAGTTATCTATGAGTGGGCTGGTCGTAAGTCGAATAGCAAGTTCGTGTCTAATCTGCCTGGTCAATTAGCAGGATCGGGCAAGATGGCAGGTCGCGCAATGTTTAAGGCATACAAAGAAGATGAAGGCAGAGCCAAGGTTGGCGTTATTAAGGCGCTTGAAAAGGCTGCCGCTAAGTTTAATGGGAGAGTAAGTTAATGGCTGAGTTACGCATCCCGATTATCGGTGAGTTCAAGGGTAAGAAAGCCTTCGACGATGCCGAAAGATCAACAGGTAAACTAGACGATAGCGTCAAGAAACTAGGCAAGGCACTCTTGGCCGCATTCAGCGTTCAGAAGATCACTCAGTTTAGCAAGGCAGCTGTTAAGGCGTTCGTAGAAGATGAAGCCGCCGCAAGCCGTCTAGCGCAGTCAGTAAAGAATCTAGGCCTAGCCTTTGAGACTCAAAATATTGAGACTTTTATCGATCAGTTATCTCGTGCCTCAGGTATTACCGACGATCAGCTTCGCCCAGCTATGCAACGTCTATTACAGACCACGGGATCTCTGGCTAAGTCCACGGAACTATTAAACCTTGCTCTAGAAGTCAGTCGCGGTTCTGGCGTCGATTACGAAACAGTAGTTAACGATCTTTCAATGGCCTACGTCGGGCAGACTAGAGGTCTCCGTAAGTACTCACTAGGACTTACTCAGGCAGAACTTAAGACGGCTTCGTTCGCCGAAGTTCAGGAGAAACTTAACAAAACTTTTACAGGCGCTAATGCGGCATACCTTGATACTTATGCAGGCAAGTTAACCCTTATTCAGACGGCAGCAGGAGAAGCGCAAGAAACTATCGGTAAGGGTCTAGTAGATGCCTTCTCGATCCTAGCGACCGATACGGGAAGCATCACAGAACTGACAGAAGCAATGAACAGCTTCGCAGAAGGCACAGCGACAGCCTTCCGTAACGTCGCCATCCTAGTCAGTAACCTCGATAAGTCTATGCAGGCTGCTTTTGGACTTGTCGGAGCCCTTGATAAAATTACAGGCAGTAACTTCGTCAAGATATTTGGCGGTGCCATTGGCTTACTTTCTACACAGGGCGGCGGTGCATTCAGTAGTTTTAGCGGCCCCGGCATGGGCGGATATCCTAGCTCTGCACTCGGCCCCGGCTACGTAGATCCTAATCAAGCTAAGCGCGATAAGTCCGAGCAGGAAGCGGCCAAGCGTAATAAAGAAATCTTAGCTTTACAGAAGAAAACCTTAGACACCCAGAAGAAGGCTAACGCTCTTACCAAGGCCGCTAAGACTATCGATCTGGATCGTATCAGCATGACTGCCGCCCTTCGTGGCAAGATCAGCGAGACCGATCGCCTATCGCTTAATCTTCAGCTAGCCTTGCTAGATAAGAATGAAGCGCAGGCTAATAAACTATCAGCAGAACTTGAAGCGGCAACCAAGCGCCAGAACGCTCTTAACGCAGCTCTGTTGGCTACCCCAGAAGCGCCGAACCCTTATCGTAATTGGAAAGTGCCTACTTTAGATTTCGGTGGCAATCTTCTCGGATCAGTCGTACCAAATTTTGTGCCACCTAGTTATGCAATGCCACCTACCTTTGGGCAACAGGGAGGCCTACCTGCGGGCGTAGTGGCTGGCGTCAATCCTGAGCCAGTAGTAAACGTCATAGTCACACTCGATAGCGGAGTAGTGACTAACGCTGTTTCTGAAGTACAAACTAATAACAATCTTTCAGGATCATTCACTTCTGTCGGCGGTCGAGGCGCGAACACAGCGAGATTTACCTAATGACGCTTCCTGCAACGATCTCGGTCTCCTTTGACTTTAGCCAAGGCGCTACGTTCGGATTTCCCTTTACTATCGGTGATCCAGTTAACGGCGTTATCGGTGTATCTCAATTCGCATCAAGTGAAGTACCTGAGCCCGTAATCGATCTCAGTCCACAGACTCGGCAGATTACTATTAGGCGCGGGCGCAATATCATGCGAGACACCTACGAATCTGGATCTTGCACAGTCCGAGTTATTGATGAGAACGGCGACTTTAACCCTCAGAATCCAGCCAGCCCTTACTTTGGGTTTCTAACTCCTCTTCGTAAGATCCGAGTAGCAGCTACTACTAACACTACTCAGGCCTTTCTCTTCTCTGGCTATGTCACGGACTATAAGTACACCTACCCACAGGGGCAAGAATTAGGTTATGTCGATATTACTTGCTCGGATGCATTCCGCTTATTTGCCATGGCTAACGTCTCAACGATTGCCGATTCAGGTAGTGGGCAGACTACAGGCACACGCATAGATAAGATTCTTGATGAGGTAGACTTTCCGTCTAGTATGCGCTTCATTGACGCAGGATCTACGACAGTCCAGGCAGACCCAGCCACTACTCGTACAAGCCTTTCAGCAATTCAGGTAGCAGAGTTTACAGAGCAGGGTGCATTCTTCGTCCGAGCAGATGGAGAAGTAGAATTTAAGGATCGTGCGAATGTAGTGGGCTCTCTAGCCCCAGCACCGATTGAATTTAATCAGACTACAGGGATCCCATATTCTGATCTTCGCTTCGCCTTCGATGACAAGCTCATCATCAACAGCGCTACTATGAAGCGAGTCGGTGGAACTACAGTCACCGCTAATAACTCCGATTCGATCGCTAAGTACTTTCCTCATGGCATGAACGTCGAGAACTTGATCGCCCAGACCGATGCTCAGGTGCAGGATATCGCTGACATCTATGTCGCTACTCGTGCAGAGACTACGATCCGCATCGATGCCATGACTGTCGATCTACTCGATCCTAACGTGCCTACAGATACGATGATCGGGCTTGAGTACTTTGATAACCTTGAGATCACTAACGTCCAGCCTGATTCGAGTACAATCGTCAAGACCTTACAAGCGCAGGGATTGGCGTGGGATATAACCCCTAATAGCATGAAGGTTACAGTAACAACACTTGAGCCTATAGTAGAAGGATTCATCATAGGATCCTCGACTTACGGTATAATCGGACAATCCATAATGGGATACTAGGAGAAAACAATGGCTACAGGCTTTCCAGCGACTACAGGCGACATCTTTACGGCGGCAGACTATAACGGCCTAGTAACCTTTGATGTCATTGCCGATAAGACCGACGACTACACAGTCGCTATTGTGGACTCCTATCAAGTCCTAGTGTCTATGAACAAGGGAACAGCCGTAGCGCTTAAGATCCCTACCAACGCTACAGCGGCTATTCCTGTCGGATCTGTTATAACTATTCTTAACAAAGGCGCTGGGCTCTGCACCATCTCGGCAGTTACTTCTGGCACTACTACAGTTCTCTCGGCTGGCTCAGTTCCAGCCTCTCCAACACTTGGACAAAATAAGACAGCGGCGTGCATCAAGACTGGCACGGATACTTGGTACATCGTAGGAGCCATTGCGTAATGCTTAATAATATTGTAGGCATCTATGGCCTAGGAGTTGCACCTAACTTTTCTTGCAATTATCTAGTAATTGCAGGCGGCGCGGGTGGCGGTGGATTCTTCGGTGGTGGTGGCGGTGCAGGTGGCTATCGATGTTCTATAACAGGAGAATCTTCAGGTGGCGGTGGTTCTGCAGAATCTTCTTTAACTTTGCTTCTATCCACGAATTACTCGGTAACAGTCGGTGCAGGCGGCGCAGCAGGTGCTGGTACTACTAGCAACACTTCCATAGGTACTAATGGATCGGATTCTATTTTCTCTACCATAACCTCTACAGGTGGCGGTGGCGGAGCTGGATTTAACGGCGCATCTTCTGGAAGCAATGGCAAGACTGGCGGTTCAGGTGGCGGTGCAGATGTCTATGCTGGTGCTAGCGGTACGGCGGGATCAGGAACAGCGAATCAAGGTTACGCTGGTGGCACATCTTTACAAACAGGTGGCGCTACGAGTTCAGGTGGCGGTGGCGGAGCTGGTGCAGTCGGAGTGACTGGAACTTCTGGACAGGGCGGCGCTGGTGGCGCTGGCGTTGCATCATCTATAACAGGTTCAAGTGTTACACGTGGCGGTGGTGGTGGCGGTGGCGTTTATGCCTCAGGCACATCTGGGGCAGGCGGTTCAGGCGGTGGTGGCGCAGGTGGCGCTACAAGTGCATCTTCTACTACTGGCTCAGCGGGAACCGAAAACACAGGTGGCGGTGGCGGTGGTGCTAGACACATTGAAGGATCAAACGTAACCGCAGGCGGTGCTGGCGGTTCAGGAGTAGTTATTTTAAGATACCCAGATACTTTAACAATCACTATCGGCGCTGGATTGACAGGTACGACCTCATCTCCGTCAGGTGGATTTAAGAGGACAACAATTACCGCTGGTACTGGTAACGTAAGCTGGGCGGCATAATGGCACACTACGCATTCTTAGATGATTCCAATATCGTCACAGAAGTTATTACTGGCATTGACGAAACAGAACTAATCGAAGGCTTAGACACTGAAACTTGGTACAGCAATTTTAGAGGGCAAGTCTGCAAGCGAACAAGCTATAACGGCAATATAAGATTTAACTATGCAGGAATTGGATTTACTTACGATCCAATCGATGATGCATTCATTGCACCTATGCCTGAGTGCGGTCATGAAGAATTATTACTAAACGATCTTAAGCAATGGGAGTGCGCGAATGAAGCCCATACTCTGTAAGGCTGGGCAACAGTTACGCGAGCAATTCGATGACACCTTCCCAGATCGTGATAGGCGTTCCGATGGCTGGATCGGCGATCTCCGTCATTCAGCGCGTCCTAGTGATCACAACCCTGATCCAGCGACAGGGGTGGTTCGCGCCATCGATGTCGATCGAGATGTACATAAGTCAGGCAAGCCCGACCTCATGCCCGATATTGCAGATCAGCTTCGACTCGCCGCCAAAGCAGGCGAGAAGCGAATCTCATACATCATCTTCGCAGGACGAATTGCATCGTCTCGCATGGGCTGGCGCTGGCGCAAGTATTCTGGATCTAATCCACATAACGCGCATTGCCATATCTCTTTCTCTAAACAAGGCGATCAAGACGGCTCTTTCTTTAATATCCCGTTACTAGGAGGCAAATAATGGAACAGGCAAAATCACTCGCAGCATCATGGGCTCGCTCATTCTTAGCCGCTGCTCTAGCGCTATACATGGCAGGAGTGCAGGATCCTAAGACTTTGGCGATGGCCGGGGTAGCAGCTGTAGCCCCAGTAATCCTGCGATGGCTCAACCCATCGGACGCATCCTTTGGCGTGACGAAAGAATGAGTCAAGAAAACTTCTTCACTCTTTACTTTGCAAGCCTTGCAGTAATCGGTGGCCTTGCAGGTTATGTCATCACGCATCTACTGTCTGAAATTAAGCGACTAAACTCGCGTGTCGATGAGATCTACAACATACTCTTAGAGCGATAATTTTTACATGGCTAAGAAGAAGGTAATCGATCTAGATACTTATTCACAGTTAGACGCGTGGGCTATTAGCCTGCATGAGATGTATCGCGCATTGCGCCGGGCTGGCTTTGCCATTGATATCTGTCTAGCAATTATCTCTGATCGAGATGCTTACCCTGATTGGATCTTGCCATCGATCCCCGACCGAGTGGATCGCCTACCCTATGAGGATGACGAAGAGGACTAATGAAGCGCATAGTCATAGTGAGCGACCTACAGGTTCCGTTCCACGATAGACACGCAGTTAAGAATCTAGCCAGTTTTATCAGTAAGTTCAAGCCGCACGAAGTAGTAACGATAGGGGATGAGATTGACTTCAACACCATCTCGAAATGGTCAGAAGGCACACCCGAAGCCTATGAGCAGACACTTGGAGATGATCGCGATGAGGCTGTTCAAGTACTTTACGATCTACAGGTAACACAGACGATTCGGTCTAATCACACAGACCGCCTTTACAATCAGATCATGAGGAAGATTCCCTCATTCCTGTCATTGCCAGAACTTAGGTTCGAGAAGTTCATGAGATTCGATGAGCTAGGAATTACTTTCCACAAAAAGCCATATAGTATTGCGCCTAACTGGATTGCAGTACATGGCGACCATACCCCTATTAAGTCACAGGGAGGCCTTTCAGCCCTTGAGGCGGCTCGTAGGCACGGGAAGAGCGTTATCTCAGGGCATACTCACAGGGCAGGCAGATCATCGTTCTCAGAGGCCTCTGGAGGCCGTATAGGGCGTATCCTGCATGGCGTCGAGGTTGGCAACTTAATGGACTTCTCTAAGGCAGGCTACACAAAGGGTTCGGCTAACTGGCAACAGGCGTTCGCCATCATGTACGTCGATGGTAAGAATGTGCAAGTCGATCTGATCTACTTTGAGAAAGACGGCACCTTCGTAGTCGCTGGGAAGCGTTATGGACGACCTAGATAACGATCTTGATCGGTCAATAGACGATCACATAGACGACGCAGAATCGTTACCATTTCGTTATCTGAATATCTAGATTTTCCCCTTTGGGGTATGAGATGGTTAAGCCACGGATGAAGGGCATCCACAGAAAGGCTTAACAATGTTCGATACAGTTACTCAGGACGTTATAGCTCTTATTACTATCTCGGCGCTATGGTTTCACTTTGGCCGGTCAATAGGTATTCGTGTAGGTTATCTCAAAGGCCGTAAAGCGGTCAGAGATTACTACGAAGCCAAGGATAAGGTGAGAGTGTGAAGGCTAATGATTTCCTCAACGAAGCAAAAGCAGTTATACAAGATCGTGGAATGGACTACGGACACCCGTCAGACAATATGTCCAGAACCGCATGCCTCTGGTCTGCATTCCTCCAAATGCCTGTTACTGACTATCAAGTGGCGTCATGCATGGCATTGGTCAAGCTCGCTCGAAGTATGGAGTCAGCAAAAGTCGATACATACATCGACGCTGCGGCATATATGGCAATAGCAGGGCAACTACACACAGAGGAGAATGAGCTATATGTTTAATTTAGAAGATTATGAGACAGTAGAAGAGCGTCTAGTTAAGTTTTGGAAGGATCACCCAGATGGACAAATTCACACAAAATTACTTGATCAAAGTCCCGGCCGTTTTATTGTTGAGGCTTCTGTATATCGTACAGAGGCGGACATTCGTCCATGGACTACAGGACTTGCAGAGGAAACGATTCAAGGTCGAGGTGTCAATGCGACAAGCGCGCTGGAGAATTGTGAGACTAGTGCTATCGGTCGAGCGCTTGCTAACGCAGGATATGCAACAAAGGGAAAGCGAGCGTCACGAGAAGAGATGGTCAAAGTTAATAAGTCGCATGAAGTAAAGGCTAGCATCGATGAAGTAAAGGCTAAGATGGCTAGTACATCTGGCGAATACATTCCAGTAGTAAAGGAGGACGATCCATGGACTATCAAGCCAGCGACTATGCCGCCCACAATGGGGGAAGCTGTATCGATGGTGAAAGAGATTATTGGAGGCCAGACAGAGAAGGATATTCCACAATGCCATCATGGCGAAATGATGTGGAAAACTGGCACAAGTAAGGCGGGTAAGCCTTGGGGTCATTTCAAATGCACATCAACGCGGATCGATCAATGCAAAGATCCGATTTGGTATGAGATTGCCCCAGATGGTACATGGCAACGCCAGAAGGCGAGAGTCTAATGGGAAAACTACAGTTCATGAATCAAGACGGGGAATGGGAGTCATTTCCTACAGATGATGAGATTGCACGATCTAAAGAAGTCCAGGCTATTTTAGAAGAGTTCACGATGATGACTAGATGTTGCTTATGTAATGAAGCGATTCCAGTATCAGAGATCAAAGTGAACTTGACTAATAAGGCGTGGTCATGCAGAAAGTGTCATGCGGTTAATGGCCTCACAAAGCCGTAAATACCGGGGATTCTCGACTGAACGTACAGTCGCCAAGTACCTATCGACTTGGTGGGCTCATGCGGACATCGGTCGAGGGGCTGGAAAAGACATAACCCATGTGCCGTTCGACATGGAGGTTAAGGCTAGATCGGCGTTCCAGCCTAAGCCGTGGATCGATCAGGTCACTAAAAGAGCTAGCAAGTCCAATGACTTGCCAATCGTGGTGTGTCGCTTAAATGGCCAAGGAGAAGCTAATCCTCAGGATTATCTGGCCTTTATGCGGCTTGGTGATCTGGTCGATCTATTGCTCAAGTCAGGTTACGGGGATTTCAAGGGTGATCGGGATACACTAGAGCCCATGCGTTGCAAGATGTGCGGTGCGTGGGCGTTCACGCCTACATGTAAGACGTGTGAGGTTGATCCAGATGCCGACTTATGAGTTCGAGTGTGATAATGAGCAATGCGAATCTAATGCAAGAATCGAGCAATGGATGAGTATCAATGAGCCTCATGATCTGGAATGCCCATTCTGTCATTCATCTATGCATAAAGTTTACAGCTCTGTAGGGGTCTCATTCAAGGGATCAGGCTTCTACTCAACAGACAATCGATAGTGATGTATTTCACAATTAACTTATGTCCGAATTGGGGTAGTTTAATATGATTCATCCACTTGACTGCCATGGTACTCTCAGCGCTAGAGCCCATCAGGGGCTCAAGGCGAGCCCGATAGGGCTAGCTCGCCTGGTAGCACTCGCTATTGGGATATCTCTATCTATAGCAATGCCCCTAGATGCACAGGCGTCAAATAAGCAAATACAATGGGCAAAACAATTAGCTAAACAGCAATTAACTGATAAGCAAGAACAATGTCATCATGAGATAGTCTTTCGTGAGAGTACTTGGAACTATAAGGCCATAGGTAATATAGGCGGCACTAAGCAGACATATGGGCTCTATCAGATGAAGGTAGATAGCCTTAAGCATGCTAATAGTATTAAGCAATTCTGGATGTATTATCACTATGTAGGTTATCGCTATGGATGGACTGAGTATGAAGACCCTGACTACTGTAAGGCACTTAATCACCTCAGAACGAAGGGGTGGCAGTAATGCCAAGAAAACTAACAGAAGAGCAAAAAGCATTTATAGAAGCCAATGCGATTATGGGTGGTAATTGGTTAGCAGAGAAGCTACAGATTGATAGAGCATTCATATATCAGTATGCAACCGATAACAAGATAAGTGTTAAGAAAGGCGGAAAGACCGATCCTAGAGATAGGGCTCTAGCCAAGCGATCTAGGACGTGTATGAGTTGGCCTAGAAAGCATCATAAATATAAGGCTCTATTGGTAGAACGTGATGGCCTTAGATGCCACTACTGCGATGTATTGATGGCCTATAGTGAGGCACAAATAGATCATATAATACCTAAGGCTAGAGGAGGCACAGATGCACCATCTAACCTAGTGTTAGCATGTGCCAGATGTAACCATGTTAAGAGTACATTGTGCTACACATGCCCAGAGTTTAGGGATGCCATTGCCTAAAGATCCTAGAGATACTAGAGCCTACAGAGCAAGGCGATTAGAGATCCTACAACGCGACCAATGGACATGCTTCTATTGCATGCAACCTGCAACCACAGTGGATCACGTTATCCCTATCAAAGACGGAGGTGATCCGTTAGCCTACGATAATCTAGTGTCATGTTGTAGTACCTGTAACTCACGCAAGGGATCACGCTCACAGGGCTCTTTCTTAGCACACACGTTCACCCCCCCTGTCTTTTCTGGCAATATGTACCCGATGCAGTCCAAGACGATGCCGGACTCACCCTTTACCGCCCGACCAGTCACAGATAGTCCTGACTAGTGGCAGCTCGTAAACAAGCCCTACGAGGGGCAATCAAAGCAAGGCTTCACAGTCCACTTCTTAAGGGTAAAACTAGAGCGGATGAGGTTGCCAAGATGGCCGAGGACTTGGGCATGCCTTTAATGCCGTGGCAGAAGTGGGTCCTCGATGACATGATGAGGATTGACGCTAAAGGTAACTACATCCGAAAGACATCCCTGCTATTAGTAGCACGGCAGAATGGCAAGTCCCACCTAGGACGCATGCGTGTCATCTGGGGCCTCTTTTATGGAGGCGAGACTAAGCATCTAATCATGAGCTCGAACAGAGCAACGGCCTTAATGACCTTTCGAGAGATTGCATGGATCATCGAGAACGCGCCACACCTTAAGGCAGGAACTAAGGCGATCCGCTATGCCAACGGCGGCGAACGCATCGAGCTTCTAAACGGCGCAACCCTTGACCTTGTATCAGATACCAGAGACTCATCCCGTGGCAGGACCTGCGACTTCTTGTGGATCGATGAAGTTCGAGAGATCAGTAAAGACGGCTACACCGCGGCTATTCCTACGACTCGCGCCAGACCTAACTCTCAGACGTTTCTCTCATCAAATGCTGGCGATGCCTTCTCCGAGACCCTAAACAACCTACGCGAGAGAGCCCTTTCGGCACCGCCTAAGTCTTTCGGGTTCTACGAATACTCAGCACCGCAATACTGCAAGATCACAGACCGCAACGGGTGGGCATTTGCCAACCCTGCGCTAGGCCACACGATAACCGAGGAGTCACTTGAAGAAGCTGTCGCGACTAATAAAATTGAAGACACTAGAACAGAGCTTCTCTGTCAATGGATTGATTCTCTGCAAAGTCCGTGGCCTCATGGCGTACTTGAAGCAACCAGCGATGCCACGCTCCAGATCCCGGTCGGTGGTTATACGGTGTTTGGGTTTGATGTATCTCCATCTCGCCGCAATGCAAGCCTCGTTGCTGGTCAGATTATGGGTGACGGAAGAATCGGCGTTGGGATTCTCCAGACGTGGGAGTCTCAGGTCTCAGTAGATGACCTTAGAATCGCAGCGGACATTAAGGCGTGGGCCGATCAATATCGTCCTAAGATGATCTGCTTTGACAAGTACACGACCCAATCAATTAGCGAGCGCCTTGCCAACGCTGGACAAGTAACGCAAGACGTGTCGGGGCAGCAGTTCTATCAGGCTTGCTCAGACCTTCTTGATGGTCTGGTTAATGGTCGAGTAGTCCATAACGGGCAGGAAGAATTGATCAAACAGATGAACAACTGCGCGGCAAAGACTAACGACAGTTCTTGGCGCATCGTTAAACGTAAGAGCGCAGGCGATGTATCCGCACCGATCTCCCTGGCTATGGTTGTTTCGATGTTGATGAAACCTCAACAGATCGCAGCTATTTATACAAGTTAGTGTATAATTGCCCTCTATGGGTATCCTTTCGCGCCTCACAGGTGCAGCACCGAAGTCTGATATCGAAGCGCAATACGCACCGCAGGTTCTAGGTGAGTATTCGCCTTATGCGATGCCGTTTCAATTTGCTTATGTCGGACGCACAGAAGCAATGGGAGTTCCGGCACTAGCTCGATGCCGCAACCTTCTCGCTGGCACTATCGGCACGATCCCTCTCGAACTTTACAAAAAATCAACAGGCGAAGAATTAGGCAAGCCTCTCTGGTTAGATCAGCCTTCATATTCACAGCCTCGTTCTGTAACTATTGCGTACACAGTTGATTCACTTCTATTTTACGGTCAAGCATTCTGGCAAGTCGTCGAGACATACCAGGAGGATGGTCGTCCTTCTCGTTTTGAGTGGATCGCTAACAGCCGCGTAACCGCAACGCTAGACCGTGATAATGTGTACGTTAAGTCTTACGCCATCGATGGCACAACAGTCCCAATGGACGGCCTCGGATCTCTTATCACCTTCCAATCATTAAGCGATGGCATCCTCAACACAGGAACCTCTACAATCCGCGCAGCTTTGGACATTCAGAAAGCCAGCGTAATTGCAGCAGCTACTCCAATGCCTACGGGATACCTAAAGAACACAGGCGCGGATCTACCGCCTGCAGAAGTTCAGGGATTACTTGCAGCCTTCAAGAATGCCCGACAGAATCGCTCCACGGCTTATCTTACATCGACTCTAAATTATGAAACCGTGGGATTTAGCCCGAAGGACATGATGTACAACGAGGCCATTCAGAATCTAGCAACTGAAATTGCTCGCCTTTGCAACGTCCCACCTTATTACGTATCAGCGGATCAAAATACGACAATGACATACGCCAACGTTCAAGACGAGAGACTCCAGTTCTTGACTCTATCCTTGCAGCCTTTCGTTTCTGCCATCGAGGATCGTCTATCAATGGATGACATCACAGCTCGCGGCAACGTCGTTAAGTTCGATCTTGACAGCAATTATCTCCGCATTGACCCTCTCAAAGAACTTTCAATTATCCGCGAACTTCTCGATCTCCAGCTGATCACACAGGAGCAAGCAATGGAGATGACTGACCTAACACCTAACGGAAGCGAAGGCATGCAATGAAAGAGATGCTCACATTCTCAGCAGAACTCACAGCAGATGCGTCAGAGCGCACAATTTCAGGAAAGATAGTTCCTTTTAACGGCGAGGTCGGTAATACATCCGCTGGCGCCGTAGTCTTTGAGCGTGGCGCGATCAATATCGCTGACTCATCCAAAGTGAAGCTCCTACTGGAGCACGATCCAAAGCAGCCGATCGGCCGCGCTCAATTCTTCAATGAAACCGAGGACGGCATCTTTGCATCGTTCAAGATTTCAAAATCATCCCGTGGCACCGATGCACTCATCGAAGCCTCAGAAGAACTCCGTACTGGTCTTTCAGTTGGAGTTATGGTCAACGCAGCAAAGCCAAAGAACGGCGTGCTGTACGTATCGAGCGCCGACTTGCTCGAAGTAAGTTTGGTTCAGGCAGCAGCCTTTAAGTCTGCGGCCGTAACCGATATCGCGGCATCTGAAGATGAAGCCGTTGAAGAAACCCTACCAACAGAAAGCGAGACAGCCACAGTGGAAACCACTCCAGCAGTCGAAGCAACACCTACAGTTGAGGCTGCCGCAGTTGAAGCTGCTCGCCCTGCTGTAACAGCAATGGCTTACACAAAGCCAAGAATCGAAGTAACAGCTGCAAAGTACGCTGAGCAGTCAATCCGCGCAGCACTTGGCGATGACTCAGCACGTCAATACATCGCAGCAGCAGACAACACAACCGACAACGCTGGTCTCGTACCAACACGTCAACTTTCAGAGATCATCAACCCTCTCGGTACAACTATCCGCCCATCAATCGATGCAATCTCTCGTGGAGTGCTTCCTGATGCAGGTATGACTTTCGAGATTCCTAAGATTACTGCAATGCCTACAGTTGCAGTTGCAGCTGAAGACGCAGCATTCTCTAACACAGATCAGAACTCAGCATTCCTAAGCGTAAGCGTTGCAAAGTACGCAGGACAACAGGTCTTCTCAGTAGAATTGCTAGATCGTACATCTCCAGCATTCTTTGATGAACTCGTTCGCAACATGGCAGCAGCTTATGCCAAATCAACTAACGCAGCAGTAAACGCAGCACTTATCACAGGTGCAACAGTTGATGCTACAGGCGTCGCAACTTACCCAACAGCAGCAGAACTCCTCGGAATTGTTGCTCGCGGATCAGCTTCTGTTTATGGAGCAACAGCAGGACTTCCAAATCCATTCGCTCGCAACATGATCGTATCGACAGGACAATGGTCTAACATCATGTCTCTCAACGATGCAGGACGTCCAATCTACACAGCTTCACAGCCAATGAACGCAGGCGGAGTTGTAGCACCTACATCTCTCACAGGTAACGTTGCAGGTCTTAACCTCTACGTAGATCCTACAAACGCAGGAGATGGCGATGGAACTATCCTCATCGTTAATCCAGATGCTTATACATGGTACGAGTCACCAACATACCGCCTACGCGCTGAATCAACAGCAGCGGGACAGGTAACAATCGGTTACTACGGATACGGCGCAATCGCAACTAAGGTTGCAGCAGGCGCATTCCAGAACAACAAGTCGTAACCACCCCTTAAGTCACTGGCGGCGGAGTGCCCTTCTCCGCCGCCAGTCTTTAGAAAGGATCAGCATGGCACTCACAACAGTTGCAGAACTTCGCACGGCTCTAGGCGTAGGTACTCTCTATGCTGACGCAACCCTGCAACAAGTCTGTGACGCTGCGGATAACGTCCTGCTCCCTTTCATCTGGTCTAACACTCTTTCAATTATTGGGCATAGCAACACAGCCACCACAGGCACTTCTTATTTTGAAGATTCAATCGTCGATGTCCTTTACGTTGGCGAGACAGTAGTGATTACAGGCGCAGGATCGAAGCACAATGGATCAAAGACCATCACGGGTCGCGACACTCGATCCATCACTTATGCGATTACAGGCAACAATAACGCTGTGAAGCCATACCACCCAATTAACCCGTACGGCCTACTCGCCGCAGATACTTATCTAGACCCTTCAACAGTGCCAGCCATTCAAGAAGCCGCACTTATGATCTCCATCGACATCTGGCAAAGCCGTCAAGCTCCATCATCGGGCGGCGTAACCATCGATGGATATCAGCCAAGCCCTTATCGGATGGGTAACACACTCCTCGCGAGAGTCCGCGGCTTGCTTGCTCCATATCTTGATCCGAGATCGATGGTGGGCTAATGGCCGCCATCTCAACACTTCGCGCAGGTATCGCAGCAGCTCTCACAGATAACACAAAGTACTCTGTATTTAGCTTCCCACCTGCAACACCTATCGCCAACAGCGTCATAGTCGCGCCAGCAGATCCCTACATCTCACCGTCTAACGGTTGGCATGCATCGATCTCGCCAATGGCTAACTTCGTCATTTCCGTCATGGTTCCCTTGCTTGATAATGAAGGCAACCTTAACGGGATGGAGGATAACATCGTTCGGGTCTTTAACCTGCTCGCTGCATCTTCCTACACCTACAACGTCACACAGGTCTCGGCTCCAGCCGTACTCAGTGCCGTCTCTGGTGATCTACTAACCTGCAATATCAACATATCCGTACTTACGAGTTGGAGCTAAACCATGTCCGAGTGGGAAAAAGAACAAGAGGCCTTCCTGATCAAGATCGGGCAGGTAGCACCATCAACACCAAAGCCAGTAACTACTAAGAAAGAAGAGGAATAATCTCATGGCTGTATTTCTAAATAACAAGGTCGGCGTGAAGATTAACACTGTCGATCTTTCTGATCACGTTACATCTGTAACTCTTAACCGTACCTTCGATGAGCTCGAAGTAACAGCGATGGGCGATGGCGGGCACAAGTTCGTTAAAGGCCTCGAAGCATCATCTGTCACAATTGACTTTCTCAATGACACAGCGTCTGCAAACGTCCTAGCGACTTTGCAAGCTGCATGGGGAACGAACGTCACTATCGTTCTACTTCAAGAAAAGGGCACCGCAGTATCTGCGACTAACCCTCTCTACACGATGACATGCTTGATCAACAACACGACAGATATTAACGGCGCAGTCGGTGACCTCTCAACTCAGAGCCTCACATTCAACGTCTCTGGTACTATCGCAGTTACAAGTACAGGCACATTCTAAGAAACTAAACAAAGGGGCACAGCATGGCAAAGTTAATAGTAACAATGGCAGACAACGTAGTTCACGAGATCGAGATCACTCCTCGCCTCGAGTACGCGTTCGAGTTATATGCGAAGAAAGGCTTTCATCGTGCGTTTCAAGAAGATCAGAAACAGAGCGATGTCTATTGGCTTGCATGGGAAGGACTGCGCCTTAATGGGGTAACAGTCAAACCATTCGGGCCTGACTTCCTTGACACGCTCAAGGGCGTGGACATTGGTGACTCAGCCCCTTTGGAAAGCTAGGGAAGGATAGTCTCCATTACTTGATCGCTCGTCTGAGCATCGAGACGGCTATCCCTCCGCAAGCATTGATAGATTTAGATCCGTCAATGTTGGAGATGATACTGAAAGCACTACAAGACAGAGCAAAGGAGACGCGAGATGCCAACAGAAGTAAAAGGCGCTAACGCACTCCTCAAAGCTCTTAAGAAGTTCGCTCCAGACCTTGCTAAAGAAACTCGTGATGAGCTGGTGGGATTCCTCAAGCCGATTGTAAAAAAGGCGAGAGGATTCCTACCCTCTAACGATGAGATGCCTTCTGGATTCGTCAAGCACGAAGTCAAGACCGCAAGGTTCCCAATGTACGACGCAGCAGAAGCACGCCGTGGAATTGGCTACAAACTAACACCGACCAAGCCTAATCGCCAAGGCTGGTCTTCTTCTGTTTCAATTCATAACAAGACAGCAGGCGGCGCGATCTTTGAGACCGCAGGCCGTAAGTCTGGCATTACTGGTCGATTCAGTCCTCAGATGCCCGGCACTTTAGCAGGCGGCGGCAAGATGGCAGGCCGCGCAATGTTTAAGGCATACAAAGAAGACGAAGGCAAAGCCAAGGCCGCAATTGTTAAAGCCCTAGAGGCTGCAGCTATTAAGTTCGCGAGGAGTAAGTAATGAGTAACCTACTAGTCTCCCTCGTTGCAGAATGGAAAGGTCAAGCGGCATTTAAGAAAGCCGACACCGCTACAGACAAACTTAACAAAGGCGTAAAGAAGCTAGCCCGTAATTTAGGTTTGGCTTTAGGTGGCGCAGGGTTAGCCAAGTTTGCTAAAGATTCAATAAAGGCATTCGCAGATGAAGAGAAGTCTGTAGCGATGCTATCCAATGCCCTAGAAAACTTAGGCATGGCTAAGCAAGCCGATCAGATTTACGCCTACATCGATGCTCTACAGATGGCTACGGGCGTCTCAGATGACGACCTACGTCCAGCCTTTCAGAAACTAGCGACAGCTGGATTGAATGCGGCAGATGCTCAAGCAGTCCTCGCACTTGCCCTAGATGTCTCAGCTGGATCAGGTAAGGATCTCAATACTGTCTCGGTAGCACTTTCTCGTGCAGTAACGGGTAACACGACAGCCCTTGGCAAGTTAGGCGTAGGTCTTACTAAAGACGAACTTAAGACGATGGATCTAAATGACATCATGCTTAAGCTTGCAGACACTTACAGAAACTCAGCTTCAAAGGCTGCCGATACATTCGCGGGCAAGATGGCACGGCTAAGCGTAGCCATCGACACGGCTAAAGAATCTATAGGTAAGGGTCTTGTTGATGGCCTTATGCTTGCCACAGGATCTGCATCGATCGATGATCTCCAGAGCAAGATAGTTAATCTAGGAACTAACTTAGCGGCGATCTTTGTAGCTACAGGTAACTTGATATATGAGAATTGGTTCTTAATCAAGCAGCTCGGTATTGCTTTGATCGCTGCCTTTACAGCTGCCAAGGTTTATGCGGGAGTCATCGCCTTCATTGCGCTAGTAAAGAAACTTAAGGTCGCTTTGGCAGCCCTAAGAGCGACAGGCTTTGCCGCAGCCGTGGCAACCATGGCAGCCATTAACCCCGTCGGTGCAGTCTTTGCCGCTGGTGCATTAGTCACCGCAATCATCGCGGGCAATAAAGTCCTCGATAAGTTCAACGAAAGCAAATCAGAAGCGGAGAAGCCATTTAAGGCACCGGACTTCTCTGGCTTGACAACTCCTAATTACGGCGATGCAAAGCGTTTAGAGGATCTTAAGATCAAAGCCGCCAAGGCTCAGGAGAAGGCTGCTAAAGAATCTATAAAATTGCAGAAACTTTCTAAGGTGTTTGATCTTAGTTACATTCAGATTTACGCAGCGTTACAGGGACAACTTTCAGAAGAAGAAAGAACTCGCGTCCGTTTGCAGTTAGCCTTGCTCGAGGAGAACGTAGGCGCGGCAGATCATCTATCTAAGAAACTGGCAGATAGCCAAGGCAAGACTTCGATGCTTTCGACTTTCTTGCGTACCTTGCCAGATGCTAAGAACCCATTCGAGAAGTGGGGCGACTATCTAAAGGCAATCGAGCTAGAAGCTAAACGCATCGGAGCGATGAGCTTTACTACAGCCGCAGCCGATGGCACCGCTGCACAACCTTTCGGCGTAGGTGGAGCGTTAGGCCTTGAAGACCTGCGTGGGCAGAGTGCAGCTGTGCCACAGATAAACATCACCGTAGAACTCGACGGCCAGACAGTCGGTGGAGCAATCCGTGACGGTCAGATTAACGACTCACTCTCTGGATCATTTAATCAAGTAAATCGAGGTTCAGGATTTAAAGGCGCCATAGCAATATGACCCTGCCAGCCACTATCTCGGTATCTTTCGACTTTAGCCAAGGCGCTACCTTTGGCCTTGGTTTCGTTATCGGCGACGATAAATACGGAGTTATTGGCACCGGTACATTCGCAGCCTCAGCCGTACCTGAACCAGTAGTCGATCTTAGTGATGTCACTCGATCCATTAAGATCAGCCGTGGCCGCAACATCATGCGCGACACCTACGAGTCCGGTAGCTGCACCGTCCGAGTCTTAGATCCTAATTCTTACTTCAATCCTCAGAATGTTTCTAGTCCCTATTTTGGCTATCTGACTCCATTAAGAAAGATCCGTGTCGCTGCTACGACAGACACAGCGCAGGAGTTCTTATTCTCTGGATACGTCGATACCTATAAGTATTACTATCCAACAGGCCAAGAGATTGGCTACGTAGACATCATCTGCAATGATGCCTTTAGGCTCTTTCAAATGGCCAACGTGGCAAGCATAACAGGGGCAACGGCTGGCCAGACTACAGGCACCCGTATCACTAAGATCCTCGATCAGCTCTCATTCCCTACATCGATGCGAATTACAGACACAGGATCCACAACAGTCCAGGCAGATCCGGGCACAGCTCGAACATCCCTTGCAGCCCTCAAGGCGGCAGAGTTTGCAGAACAGGGCGCATTCTTTATGTTGCCAGATGGCACAGCAGAGTTTAAGGATCGCGCTGATGTCGTGGCATCTCTAGCGGCTACCCCTATCGAGTTCAATCAGACAACAGGGATTCCGTACTCAGACCTTAAATACGCTTTCGATGATAAGCTCATTATCAATCAGGCCAGCATGACACGCGTTGGCGGCACAGCACAGACCGCCGTGAACGTTGATTCATCGGCTAAGTATTTCCCACATGGCACCACAGTCACAGAGATGATTCCAGAGACAGATGCTCAAGTCTTAGACATCGCCAAGATATACGTGGCAACTAGAGCAGAGACTACGATCCGCATCGATGCCATGACTGTCGATCTACTTGATACAGACGTCCCAACGGATACCATGATCGGGCTCGATTACTTTGATAACGTGAAAATCACTAACGTCCAACCAGACGGCAGTACAATCGTGAAGACCTTGCAGGTGCAGGGCTTGGCATGGGATATCACCCCAAACTCTATGAAGTGCACAGTGACAACACTGGAACCAATAGTCGAGGGATTCATCATCGGATCATCGACTTACGGTATAATCGGACAATCCATACTGGGATACTAGGAGACAAACAATGGCTGCAGGCTTAGGATATAAAGAGTTCTCGACGGGTGACGTATTAACCGCCGCAGACGCTAACGGCTATCTAGCCTCTCAGGTAGTGATGGTCTTTGCTAGTGCGGCAGCTCGCACATCTGCAATCGCCTCACCTCAAGAAGGCATGATCTCCTATCTCAAGGATACGAACTCAACCGAGTATTACTCAGGCTCGGCTTGGGTTGCTATCTCAGGCGGAGCTAGTGGATTGGTGCTTATTACTACACTAAGCCCTTCAGGCGTTACAGAAGTAACAGCTGACTCGATCTTTACTTCAACTTATGAGAATTACTTGATCGAGATCGCACTAGATCAGACGGCTAACTCTGTTCTATATGCTCAACTGCGATCAGGCGGAAGTAACTTAACTTCTGCCACGTATACATACGATGCCGTTGGCGGTCCCGCACAAACAGCCCAAACAGCCTGGGAAATTTCAGCCAACACTGGAAGCGGTTGCACTTTAGTAAGTGCTTTAACTTTATTTCGACCACAACTAGCAAATCCAACTTTCGGCGTCGGTTCACGAATGGCAAGCGTGGACAATTTTGCGCAGCAATACGGATACATTAACACAAGCGCAGCAGCTTATGACGGGCTTAGAATTTTTGGAAGTTCTGGAAATATTACAGGCAAGATCAGAATCTAC